AGCCCACTCAGTGTCAGGCCCTGATGTAGTAAAACTTCCTTGTTCGTGAAGTGTTTTTTTGGTTTCTTCTTTGATAATTTGTGCTAATTGCTTTTTTGTTATTTTCATTTTATTTCCTCGTTATGCTGTTTAGCATTCTGTTTATTCTGTCTGCTTTTGAATAGACATTCTCTTTTCCTTCTGCCATCTTCATTGTCATTGACATATAGGCATCAGGCGTAGAAGGATCAGAAACAAAATCAAAACAAATTAGCTGAAAGTCGTCCTCTACTACAGTTTCGCCATTCGACTCGCTGACGCTGCCTAGGCCACGAGAAGAAATCCCGAGCTTCACACCATCCTTAATAAGCGCCTTGAGTATCTTTCCGCTAGGAGTATCTAAAATCTTTACTTTGCCCAATACAGTATCGCCATCCCACCAAGTTTGTGTTACCATGTGAGAAGCGTTTCTAAGGTTAATGACGCTATCTTCTGGATGGTCCAGTTCTCCAAGTGCTCTATTATCTTGTATACACTTCTGGTAGTTATCCATTTCTCTTCTCAATACTTGTACAGGATAAGTTCTGCCATTACCATTGCGCGTATTTGCTTTCTGGAGGATGCCTGTCATTATAACTGCACCTTCAGCAACTTGCCTTTTCTCTTCTTCTGTTAGAAGATCTTGGCAGACGCCGCCAGGGCACAATTCATAATATTCTCTTAATAAAATTTTAGACATAAAAAGCTCCTCGATATAAATAGTTTCTTTTTTTGCTATTTTTCACTTTTGACCTTTAGAATCTTCATCGCCAACATCGATGTCATCGGCGGGACTCTCGGCAGCATTTTCCAAGCCGGCTTTTGCTTTTTTCAGCTCATCCTCTTCCACCGGCCTCTCTAAGTTTGCTGCTTGGCTCAATGCTGTAACTGCCTTCTCGTCATCGGCTTTCACTTTTATGAAATCTTCTACAGATTTAAGCATTTTCGGGACGTATTCCCCGATATACTTATTGTCTTTTAGTCTTGAAAATAGAGCCTTGACTTTTGGCCAATATTTCTCAAACAGTCCCTTGAGTTTGTTTGTGGCGCCCGCAACTTTGCTTGCATTGCCGCCAGCCTTGGCCAACCAAAGAGATATCTGGCCGCCTTTGCCTATCAGATCTCCTGCAACTGGTATCATAGAAATGGCAGATAGGGCAGCAGAAAAATACAGGCCGCGGCCAGCGTATAATGCAGCATTTGCCAAGTCGGCAGCTTCTCCCAATCCTGGCACAATACCCACCACACCAATGGCAAACTGCGCAGCATCAGCTAACGAGAATTCGTTCAAGATTCGAGAATTGATTTCTCTCATCTTCTTTGCCTCTTCGCTGATGATGCTTAAGTTTCGCTGTTCTGATAAGTATTTGCGTGACTCTTCCTTTATAATAGTATACAGCCGGCGCTCATGTAAAAACATCCCTGTCTCGGCCGCAGTTAAATTATAAAAAGAATGATAGTCTATAGATAATGTTCCCATTTCCGTTGCAACATAAATAGTACCTTAAATGCGGGCGCAACCCGCTCGAGCTAACTTCCCTTGCAGCAGCGCCGCACAGTTGGCAAAAACCACCTAATTGATACTAGTGACATTTTATTCTCCCTTGTTCATGTTTATCTGAATGCCGTTGTCGCACATCAAAACATTTATAATATAAGTAGTGCCAGAACTCAAACACGACATCAAAAAGCCTGTTATTAGATTTTGCTCAAACACAAACAAAGAAGAGACATAGGGACTTAGCGACCAAACCAAAAGGCCGACCCAAAAACCCATACACATGGGGCAATGGAAAAGTTCCCCGAAACCACCCAAAAACTCTTTCCTTGGTCTAAAGTTCTTGAAAATAGAACCATATACAATTATTTGAGTCATCCCAGAACATACTAGGATGAAATATAATAGGTCCACTAATAAATGCCCGTTAAATATCTTCTAACGTCGTATGGTTGAATGCTGCCCTTCTTCACTGCTTGTGGGATTTCTCCTAACTCGGTAGAGTCTTGTGGATCGGGATCCACGTACATGTCCTCTATCTCTTCTTCATATGCCTTTTGAAAAACATAAGACGGCCTCTCTTTTTCTAAAAACTTACCAATAGAAAGGACCGATAAGTCGGCAGTCGGGAAGTCTGGGTTCTTCGCTTCCAAAAAAATGCCTTCAAGGGCGCCATGTACATTGCCGCCCTGCACTGTTCCGGGAGATATTATACCTGCTTTTATCAAGTGCTCAAAAAGTCTATTTTGTGCAGCATACACCTCATCGCTTTATGAGTTTTTTGGGAATAGAACTACCTTTTTTGCTGCCGGGTTGACTGTGATGTCCATCTCGTGGTGGTCCATAATCATGATTGTGCCATCAACCGCTTTCCGAATATCTAACTTCATTTTAAGAGGCGTATGCTCTTCCTTCACGTTGGGTGGCGGCGGATCAGTATTAACTTTGATATTTATGGGGCTTTGTTGTGGTGATGGGTCACCAACCTTAACTGTAATAGCCATTATTCGTTCAACTCCTTTGCTAAGCTTTGTATTTCTAGAAGCTGTTTTATCATGTCTTGACCTACGCTTTCGCTTTCTCTATACGATTCCAGTATACTTATGACCTGACTTGCCTTCTTTTGCATACCACCGTCATCTTTCAGAGTTTTACAATCCAAAGATTTCGAGAGTACGCCCTTTAGCCTTCCAACTTCTTCATTTAAAAACGCTTTGAGGGAAAGTCCGTTGTCACTAAAAGATATGGCATGGCGCGTGATAATTTCCTTTTGCTCTTCCAAAAGAGAGTCTCCGTATTTCTCGTTGAAGTTCTTAACAAAAGTTCTGTATACTAACTCATCGGTTGGTTCCAGATCTAATTCTTTTTTATCAGCATGCACGATATAGCTTTCAACAAATTTGTTCTCCAAAACAACTCTCTCTCTTACTGGAAGTTCTTGGTTTAATATTTGAGCTATTGTCGCCAAGCTTTTGTAGTTTTGCACAAAGTTAGAAAAAACATGTGGGGATAGTTCTTTGTTTATTTTATTTATCAACTTGGTTTGTTCTTTGAAGATTTCTTTCTTATTTAAGTTCGAATATTCCTTTTGAGATTCTTTAACTATCCTCGCTGCCGTCTCCCTTGTAATTTGCGGCAACTCGCCAGCTCCTAGAAGCTCCACATACAATTCCTTCTCCATGTAGAGGGCTTTACCCTTTGAAAAAAACTCCCTAAAGATTTCAAGAACCTTTGTTTTTGTTTTCAAATCTTTAGCTATTACACACTTTGTCGCTTCACGGATAAGAACTTCGTAAAGAAAAGCAGTATTTCTCTTCTTGTTATGCTTACTCTTGCTCTTGTATTGTTTCTTTTTCATCGTGCCTTTTCTCCAGTTGCTCTATGAGAGATTTAACCTCTGTATGCATTTTTCTAGCTTCGAAAAGCTTTTTCTCTTCGCCTATATAAGTATCATCCACATCTTCCGTAATGCCACTTCCCAAGCTAAATAGTTCTTCGGCGCCTTTCCATATGTTCCTGCTGTTGTTCGTCCCACTTTCTTGACTACCTTGGGCAAGAAAGTTGCGCTTGCGCGCGCCCTTTATACGTCGATCTACCTTTTTTGGCCTATAAGAGCTTTTCTTATAGTGGTGCACATCATCATCCCTTTTGGCAACAGGATCAGCAGTAAGTAGTGGGCCGCCAAGATCCTCTGCGCCGCCCAAGTCTTCACCGCCCATATCACCGCCCAAGTCATCGCCCAAGTCATCGCCGCCCAAGTCATCGCCCAAGTCTTCACCGCCCAAGTCATCGCCCAAGTCATCGCCGCCAAGATCGCCCATGCCGGTACCTCCAGCTGCTTCGGCCGCGGCTGCTTCTGCTGCGGCATCAAGGAGGGCTGCCATCTTTCTGTCATAAAACATTTCTCTCTGATTTCTCATAAATTCTTCTTCTGTCGAATTGAAGATATTCTCTGCCACCCATCGCTTTGAGAAATACCCTTCAGTGGCAGCTGAGGCTACATCAAATTTTGTACTCCACTGCTCAAGTTCTTGAAGTTCTGCTATCTTAGATGGATTGTTGAGGTGTAAAGTAAATGAAATAAGGTCATCGCCCCTAAATCCCAGAGTGTATAGGTGGATTACGCCGATTTTCTCAAGCTCAGATAAGACTGACCTCTGCAACCTTTGTATTGTCCTGGCAAATCTAATATCCTTTTGAGCCAACGTTGTTTTATCTTCCTCGTTCCCATCTGAAGATAGGTAAGACGCGGGTATTTTGATAGCGGAAAACAGCTTATCCCTAAGATACTTCACATCATCAATGTCTCCGGTGTATGTACCACCTGGCAGCGACTCAATCCTAGAATTGCTGGAACCTCCTCTAACTGGAAGGAAATAGTCTTCTTCTATGCTCATAGGGTTGTATCTCAAGTCTACGCGACCGGTGTCTTGATCGATTACCTGATTCCTTTTCATTTGCGTGATAACTTTCTGCATGTACTGTTCCACGTCTTCAGGAGCAATTGCCCCAACATCGATATAAAAAACTCTCCTCTCTGGCGAGCGCACTATTCGATAGGCCATCATCGCGTCTTCTATCAAAACGAGTTGTCTCCATATTCTCCTTGCGGAATCTAGAGTGGAAGTGCCGTATGGCGAGTGTTTGTCGTTACCTAAAATTCTAAAATGTGAAACTTGCCAGTTCTCGAACGTTAGGCCGCCGCTATTCCACTGATATTGGACATAGTTTGGATTCGTCGGATCCTCTCCTTCAAGCCTCTCTACTTCCGGAGCCGGCAGGCCAACAACGCTCTTTACACCTACCTCTTCATCTATGTCCAAATACAAGAAAAAATCACCATATTTGCACATAGTTCGACACCATCCGAATAAATTGAAATCGATATTCAAAACATTCTGATATAATGTATCCAAAACTCCCTTTATCTCCTCGTTCTTGCACTTAATCGTCAGCATTTTCTCAAGAGATGTTGATGTGGTCATTTCATCTGCATAAATGTCCAGGGCCGATGCCAATTCTGGCATATATTCCATTTGATCAAAATCGACATATCTCTCCGATCTGGCCTGCTGCGCCATCGTTGCAGTATTGAGGCTCTCGAACGGGTTGTAGAATGCTTTTTTGAAATTCTGGCCACTGGCCGACTTGAACTTGTACTTATCTAAGTTCTTTCTGCGATCTTTCCTAACAGATTGGCTGTTTCTGTTGACAATCGGGCCTGAAAAAAGCTTTGTCAACCTCTTAAAGAGGGCAGATTCTGGGTTTCTTACGTTATCTTTGTTTTTTTCCATTTATTTATCCTTTGTACAGCCAAGAATACTCTTCTTGCATCTTCTTCGCTTCCAGCATTCTGTCGTGTGTCTCGTTTGCTTTATATCCATGCATGCCAGGAATTGTTGTATTCATTTTTGTATTTGCGTTAACAATGCTGCTTAGCATCGCTTCTGCATATTTAGTATCTCTTCTCGATGTCGCTATCGCGGTATCTCGTATCCAACATGCAATAGCTAAACTCATAACCAAGTCGTCGTTGTAACTACGCATGGCCTCTGGACGTCCATTATTCCAGACGAAAGTTCTTATCTCGTTCAATGTTCTTTGTGAATATATTGTTATAATCTTGTTTCTTATAAACTCTTCAAACTTTGCCACAATCAGGGGCCTTGTTTTCGATGAAGTGGTGAAACCGGG